TGCACACATGTACAAGTGCTTGCTTGCAATAGCTGCGCTAATGTTTGGTTCAAACACATGAAAGTTTCCAGCAGTGTCATCAAGATTGATGTCAACCTCAGTGACTGAATCCGTTGCAGAAATGCGTGGATTAAAAGATGCGACACCTGCACCAACAATTTCTGTTCCTGAAGATATTGCTGTGTTTGTTGCGGTGCCAGAGGTTGCGCTCAACTGCAAGTTAGCCAAAGAATTAGCATCACTAGCGGCAGCGGTTGTAATACCAATCACTACTTTATGAATAAAAAACTTTGTGGCTGTGACGAGAGCATCTGGATGATCTGTGTTTAGCTCACCCAATTCTACTAGCACATCATCATCTCCGTAAGTCACTGATGCTGCATTTGTATCAGCTAGACTTATTGCAAATGTTTGAATCTTACGAGCACCCAAAGAAATAAGCTGTCCTGTCGCATTTACAGAATAGCCTGTTTGAGTGATTGCACCAGTAGTGCCATTTTTGTTTGTTACTTGAAATCCGCCCTCAGAACGGACTGGTCCTTGGAAAGTGGTTATAGCCATGTTTATCTCCTGTCGTGGCTAGTGTCAGATCCACCTTGGATCTGTCAGGAATAAAAAAACTATACATGAAAAAAGAAAGGGCGGCAACAGCCGCCCCCTCTAAACAAGTACAATTGTGCGTTATGCGCCCGGAGAACCGAACACTGCACGAGGATCTGAAAAACCGAAGCTGTAACGCTCACGAGCCTTGAAACGCATGTTGCCAGTATCGAAGTCAGCTTCCATGCCAGTTGTCATGGGTGTGCGCTCAAAGTGCTTGAAGCCGTTAGGTGCATCCGTCTTGATAAAGAAAGCATCTGTATCGGTCAGGAAGTGGTTAACGACATAGCCTTCCGGGAGCATACCCATATTGCGTACTGCGTTCACATCGTTGTCGGCGGTGCCTGGACGAAGTGTAGACTCAAGAAGACGGTCAGCTACAAACTGAAGCTGTGGCGGCACAATAAGCTTCATGCCACGAAGGGCAATAATCATATTGCGCTCATCAACGAATGTTGAGATGTCAATCAAGGCATTCTCAAGTGAGGTTTCGTTGAGGTCAGCAGCAGTTGATGGCTCATTACGCAGAGTGCCACCACCAGACAATGGGTGATCTGTAGCACAAAGCTCTTTTCCATCTCCACCTGTAAAGCTGCTATCAAACGCATTGTTAAGTGTTGCAGCGGCTTTAACTTGCTTTGTATGAGCCATAGAACGTGCAAGAGCGCGGGTGTACCGTGCGCCTAAACGATCATACAGGTTATCTTCCAAAGCTTCTTCTGTTAACGCAAACGCAAGAGCGATTGTTTCATGCGTATAACGTGCAGTGAAAGCTTCTGATGCAGTATCAAATACAACTCCAGAGCCTTCAGTCTTGGTGTTTGCATTACCAAAACCAGTGATCATCACCTCTTCTTCAAACGCTCTGTCTGAAGCTTCGGTATCATAGATTTCAGCATGCTCGGCTTCGTAACGCTCATATTCCATTCCAAATAAGGCGTTAAGGCCAGGTTCTAGCTCTTTCGCTAGTTGGGCGCGAGATATAGCCATTGATCAGCCTCCTTATGCCAAGCCAGCGGCTTTTTGGCCGAAGACATGATTTTGAATGACACAATAGACATTCGTTGCATCAGAAGACACATCGCTATTCTCTGGATCTTCAGAGATGTCTATCACCTTAACTGACAAAGTTGCAGTTGTCGCACCGTCAGACACATTCAACTCTGCACCAGAGATGCCAGTTGTTGTGCTTCCAGCGGAAGTGTAAACAATGTCAAAGTTGCCAAACAAATCAGCAACAGGGAATGCAGCATTACACTGAATTTCAAAGATAACCATAGGGTCATCAATGACAAAAGCAATAATGTCAGAAGCATTAGTGCTTGCAGGATAGAAGTTTGAAAACTTCTGCTCACCTGTTGTCGGATCAGTGAACTGACATCCATTAAACACACCAACGATTGGTACTGTACCACCGTCAGCGTGTACTTCAATACCACCACCTGTTACTTGAGCAACCATATCACCTTGGAAAATGGCTGTTCCGTAGTTAGCAGCGATACGATAACGGCTTTGCCCACCAGTATAGGGAGTTCCCCCTATTCTTTTTACTGGGCGCATGCCGAATGCGGCATCTTTATTCGCCATGATCTAGTCTCCTTCGACTATCACTACTCCTCTCCTTTGGGTCCACCAAAGGACACAGAAGAGGATCGTTGAGGTTTTAGCTTTGGCATGTTTGGATTGCTTTCACGCATCCAATCACGATCCACAGCTTCCATTTGATTCTGCGTCACACCTTGGTAATGAGCAGTTCTTTGTTCCACGATCTCTTCAGGGATTCTGGCTAAAACCAATCCACCTACGCCGATCACGCCAGCGTTTTTTCCTTCATCTATAACAGGAGCGTCAAATTCAGGATAATCTTCGGCTCTTACAAGCTCCCATCCCTCTCTACGCTTCTTATGGATGTTATTTCGGTCATCGTAGCCCATTACGGACTCACGGATCCAACGGTGTCTATAGCCAACTGGGGCTTCAGGTGCTTCTAAAGTTGAAGGCGGCTTCCACGCGGCAACTCTCGCTGTTTTTTCACGGGTTTGCGAATCCCTGCTTGCACGATCAGTCATGTCGCTTTCCTCTCTAGTTTAGCAACTTCTTGAGCCATTTTCTCAAGTGGTATTTTCATTCTCTCGGCAACTCTTACTTGCCCCGGCGTTAACTGCACCGTCTTTTTCCGCCCAGTTTTACTTGATGACCGTCCATTAGACGCAGGAGCAACAGCTTGGGCGCTTTGCTTTTGTTCCTGAAACTTGTGCGGCATTTCTTGGCGCATACGCCTATCAATCTCCGCATAATATTCATCTGATGATGGATCAAAGCCCTCTTGAGCCACCAATTGTTCGTGAATAGCTGTAGCACCACGAGTCATAAACATATCAGTGCCAAACCACGAGTTTTTGCTCATCCAAGATTTAAGCTTTGGATCAAGCTCTTGTGGCTGTTGCGGCTGTTGTGGCTGTTGCACTTGCTGTTGTACGGGTTGTGCAGCTTGCCGCTCCTGACGATTTTTTTGAATGCGAAGTCGCTCTTTTTCAATGGCTAATGAAGAAATTAACTCCTGTGCTTGAGCCATTTTTTCCATGTCACCGCCATCATAGGCCTCTTGCAACATTCTTTTTGCTGCGGCTGTCTGACTTTCTACACGACCATCGTACTCAGCTATATAGCCTTGATCTAACTGAGCTATGCGCTGCTTCATTTCTTCATTTTGCTGTTGCACTTGTTGTGCGTAAGCGTAAGCAGCCTCTGCCTCTTCAATCGCTTGTTTGCGTTTGGCAGTCAGTTGATTAATACGTTTTTGAACTTTTTCGCTGTAGTTTTCTAGCTCTGAATCATCTTCACCCTGTACAATTGTACTAGTTTCTTCAGATTCTGCTTGAACAGGAGATTGATCTACAATTGTTTCCTGTGCGGATTGAGGGGCATCATCCTCTATCTCAAAAGACACAGATTCCTGCTCAGACTCTTTTTCCATTAATTCATTTGCATTCATTACAAGCTCCTGTCTGCACTATACATAGGAAATATCGGACGGGTCAAGTATTGTGGCTATGACATTATCGTCATTTATAAGCCGAACTTCTAAACCGTCCACTTTAAACCTATTTCCAGCATATCTGCCCATTAATACCCATGATTTCTCTTCACACCAAGGTCCAGTCGGAAACTTATTAGCATCTGCATAAGCATCTGGACCCATTTTAACGACATACGCTGCAACAGTTGCATGACTTTCACGTTCACGAACTGCATCTGGAATAATTATGCCGCCAGCGGTCTTTTGTTTCATGTAGTATGGAATGACAAGAAGCCTATACCCAACAGGATTGGGTAATCTATCAATAGCAGAAACATCCATCTTAGATGGATCCTCTGTATTTTTCTTATTGTCTTCTACGGATTCAAAGCCTTTTGATATTGGCTCTGGTACTTTAGATTTTGCTCTTTGTGCCGCCAACCTGTCAGGGACGAATAGTTTTTTAGCCATCCTCTAGCTCTATGCCTTTCATCGCGGTCTTTATATGTTCCTCACATTGAGTCAAGCCGCGTATTTGACCCACTATGAACCGATAGTCGGAAAGATCCTCTATCGCACCATCCGCAAGACGTTGTGTGTAGTCATCTTTGTCTTGACGTATGTTCTTTAATAAGTACTCCGCAAGTATAATTGCGTCCATTATTTTTTCCCAAAAAACTTAGTTGCAGCGCGAGTTCCAAAAGACGCGCTTACAATAACTCCAAGAGTGTATTGATAGTATTGTGGCATGGCTTCAAGAGCAGCAAAACCTTCTGACACTATTTGCCTCCCCCAATCCCCACAGAAAGCTAAAATTAGCGGAATGCTGAACAAAATTGTTATCCACTCGTCTTTCCAGCTATGTGCGGAGGCATCAGCCATCTTGAGATCCCAGTCGATCTCACCCGTAGCTTTCTTCTCCATGATGACTGCTTCAGCTTTAGCCTTCGCTACTTTTGCGCCTGCTACTGCTTTTTTTTCTTCAACCTTGCCCTCTAACCATGTGCCTGCCAGAGAGGAGATTGGACCAAGAAGTGCCTGTATCATTCTTCCTCAATTATCTCCATGATTTCGCCAGCTTCAAGTCTGACTCTTAATTGTTTACAAGACCATTTTTTGTCAAAGTCCGCAGTGTGTCCAACATTGCGTTTAATCTTACGGCGTATTGTCAAACACTCAGACAGGTTCTTGTAAGGCGTGTACTCAACACGTTCCTCACCTATCATAAGTAATAAAACAAAAGTCATCTCAATCATGGTTTGTTAACTTCTCAATATTATCCTCAATCTTTGTCAATCGCCTGTCGTAAAACTCTAGCACCAGTTTTTGTTGCTGGTCATGTGGTGCGTTGCCGCTTTCAATATTTTCTGCCAGCTTTTCTAACTCACTAGCCAAATGTTCAATCATCATAAACTGTTCTGAGTCGGCTGGCAAACTACCCATCTCTCCACGCGGCCACTTAATACGGAACTCTGTATTCATTCCCAGATCTGTTTCCATAAGTATTATTTTGTTTTCTATGGTATTTAGACGCTCAATAATACCAAAATATGCCCACGTTCCTATAGCCGCTCCCACAACCATAGCGATAAGATTGCGAATTGGCATGGATAATTCCGTGTTTTCATTTACCCTTGGCATTATTTACACTTACCCTCTTCCGCACATTCCGCAGGAAAACAGTGCGCCATCATGCGATAAAAATGGTTTTTATATGTAACTTGCCACATATCTTCGTCTATTAAATATTCACACTGAGCTTGAGTCATAGGTTGCTGTAAAGCAATTTGATTACCAATATACTGCCAATCATTACCGTCAAAACCCCACATGCTGATAACCATGATAAAAAAGGTTTCAACCGTATGATGAACCTCACTCATTCGTGATTATCACCCACTGAACGGTATTGGGAGTGCTTTCCGTTCTAAATTTTGTTGCAAACTCAGAATTTGGATTTTCTGATACAGTTGAATGTTCTTTATCACTAGTCATATGACCGTGTATCATCGCCGCCAAGATTGCGGCTATTACAATGTTTTCCATGCCCTTACCTTTTCAAGTTACTTTCTATTCATCCAAGCAGTCGTACCCATATATGCCCCAACCACGCCTGCTCCACTAATATAAAACAAATTGCTTATATCTGATAATGCCTCAACTCGCTCAATAGGCACAAAAAACATTGCAAGAGTAAATGCACCCATAGCTATCAATGTATATCTAGCCATCCGCAACTGAGCTAAGTTTTTACGCAACTCTGTCTCTGTCTTTTTTATTTCTTTAACGTGAGCAAGCTCTTCGTCACTTACGATGCCATCTCCGTCCTCATCGTAATCAGAGTAAACGCTATCCTTTTGTAACTTTTTTTGTTTTGTCGTCACTTTACAAAACTACCTTTTACCTTTTTTTTGCGGTTTTCTTTTTTTTGCTGGTTGCTTTTTTTTCGGTTTTTTGGCTGATGACAGGGCTATCGCCACTGCTTGTTTCTGCGGGTACCCTTCTGACCTCAACTTCGATATGTTCTTGCTGATCGTTGACTGGCTGGTTCCTTTTTTCAATGGCATTTCTACGCTCCACCTTTTTTGCTTTTTCAACCGCACGAACTTTTTCATACACGGAACTTGACATCATGTTCTCCTTTGTAAATTGGCAGCGGCTATGTCGCGCTGTGTTTGTATTCTCTCTTCAGCGACACGAACCTTTTCTTGATTTGCCTCTTCAGTCAAATCAATACGTTGTTGATTGATAAGAACGTCATTACGCTCTTTTTCACGCTCAAGCTGTTGTCTTTCTTCAAACTGTCGCGCACGTTCCTGTATTTCTGCACCGCGCAAAGAAAGCTCTTGTTGTCTGATTGCCACTAAAGGATCAGTGTTATCAGCAGGAGCTACAGCCTGTGCAAATTGCTCAGTTAGCTCACCAATAAGTTCAGCGGCCTTGTTCGCTATCTCAACCTGTAACTGTTGTGCCATCTGTGGGTTTTGTTGCAACACAAGTTGAGCCTCTGGATCAAGTTGACTCATTACTTCTTGTTGAGCCTGTATCTCAGCCATCATTCCTATGTGTTCTTGAATATGGCCTTGTAATGTCATCACAATAGTTGCATTCGCTTGAGCCACTGGTGTAGCTAACATGGCTAAATGTGACTCAATATGCGCTTGGTGATTTTGATCAGGGAATGCCTGTAACCTTTGACCACGCATGGCCTCCTGATTTTCTTTTGCAGGGTTTGAAGGCTGTGGCTGTTTAGGTATTGGCAGTATGGCATCAATGTTTGTAACACCTAAAGCCTCATACATCTTTCTGTAAGCCTGATATAAACCTTGCTCACCACCATGTATGTCAGGATTAGACTGAACTAACTGCAATTCTGTCTGTGCCAAGGCAATGCGCTGTGACATAGAAAAGATGTTAGGGTCAGATACAGGTAAAACATCAATTCTATCATCAAAATCAGTCTGTTTTATTTGTGGAGGCGCACCAGGCACTGGATATGGGTACATTGGAGCCATGTTTCTGGCAAATATGTTCGCTAAAAGCTTAAATTCTTGCTTTTGTGAGTAGTGAAGACGCTTATGTATCGCAGACATGACCTTTGTACCACGTTCCATGATAGCCATAGTCGTGCCTACAGGCGTTTCTCCACCCATTTCGCCTACTTTCATGTCTGCCATAGACGCAAACCGTCTA